CTTTATGATGATATGGTCCAATTAATTTATACCATTCTTCTGTTAACTTTGTAATTTCGCCAATCAATTCTTTCATTTTTATAATTCATGTCCAAAAATATGATCTATTCTCAACCATCCAATTCAAAATTTCAGTTTCTTTGTTTTTTAAATCTTGTTCAAGAAGATCATATGTTTTATATTTTTCTTTATAATCTTTTATGTGTTTGTTATTAGTAGCAATAGACAATTCAATATCCATTATTTGATTTATTTTTTTTCTTTCTGTTTTGATCCAGTTTTTATATTCTTCTAGTTTTTTGTAAAAATTCGAATGTTCTTCAGAAGATTCCCAATCGATATATGATTCTGATGCTTCATTATAAAAATCCAAAATTATATTAAAATTGGATTCGATTATTAAATGTACACCGTCTGCATATTTATGTCTAGGAATTGTATTTCTCCAGATTGGAAAACATGGTGATATAAAATTATCAACTGCCCATTTAAAATCACGAACTGGCCATATAAAATAAGAATAAATAAAACTGTATATGGGGTTTTGAAAAGAAAACATCCAACTTCTAAAAAACCATTGAATTGGATATTCTTTTTTTAATTTCGAATAGAATATTTTCCAACCTTCTACGTCTTCATCGAAGATGTCACAAGGCAGAGAAAAAGGAAGTCTATAAAAACCAAAATGCTCTCTTTCTTTTTTTGGAAGATTGAAATATTCTTCCACAGAATTTGTTTTCACGTATGGTATTTTCATATTATTCTTCCTTTATATCTAATAGATTTCTCAAAAACCAAAGTTTGTTTGAAATTTTATCACAGCTATCCCAATCTCGGAATTGCATATTGTCATTGAAAGAATCATCGCATTTTTTTAATTCTTTTGCAAGATTTTTTTTACATTGTTCCGATATTTTGTTTTTTACAAGTTCTAACACACATTCGATGTCATTATCATCCAAATGTAACGTTAAATTAGAACCATCGTTTTTAGACCCATAATAAAAATCTATTTTTAATTCTACCGGAGGGTAAAAATCATTAAGAAGTTTTCCAGAAAAATCTGAATAATAAACACACTCTTCATGTTCTGCTGGTTTTGTGACTTTTTTCATATTTATGATTTTCTTGGTAAAAGAATTGCTATTTCTTCATCAGAATTTGGATCTTTTATACATTCTTCAAACTCACCCAACCACCAGAGATCTTTTTTTGTTTTATCTGGATTTTTTGTTTTATCTGGATTTGGTGTTATACATACGTGAAAAATTTTATTTAATTCATCAAAACCATCCTCATATCCATTTACAACTATTCGTTTTTCAGGATCTTCTTTAGACAAAATTTCTATTAATTCTTTAACTTTCATGATTTAATTTTTGTGTTATCAATTTTACCCACTGTTGGTTTGTTATAATTTTACTATCTAAAATACAAAAAGCATAAGATGAATTTTGTTTATAGTTTCTTTTAATCATCTCTGCCTGTTCTTTTCTAGATTCAACTTTTCTAATATCATGAACCATTTCTAAGATATTGTCAATATATTTTTTTGTATATTCACCAGCAATACAAATTTTTTCTATTTCATCTTTTAATTGTAATGCTATTTCGAAATCAAAATCTGTTTCTATTTTTTTATAGAAATTTTCACATGATGGCATTTCAGAATCAACATAATATTCAATTAAATTGTTTTGTGAATTTAATTGTGATTTAACTCTATTACAAAACAAATACCAATCAGATTTTAATTTAATTCTATTCTGTCCATTATTATACGATATAACAATTCCTTCTTTGCCTTTCCAATTTTTAATAGTCTCTGCTATTTTAGAAAGATCATTAGTATCTAGGAAGTTATATGATTGTGGAGTTGGCATCTGACCAATCTTTCTCCATATGTCAACTAAATCAGATGATGATACAACACACATTCCATTCTTGTTTATAGCGCCGATAAGATAGAATTCTATTTGTTGTGATCTAACAACAATAACATTGTTAGGAGTTACAATTTCAAATAAAAGACTAAGATGTTGGTTTTCTTTTAAGAACTCCACTACTTTTGGATACTTTTCGACTAGCAATTCAAAATCTTTCGAATTCTCTTGTGATGAATAAGAAACCGTTCCTCTTGTTCTCATTGAGAACTTCTCATTAACATAGTCTGTTATAAGCAAAGAACCATCTATCTTATCTTCCATCTTCCAATCGGTGAAATCTTCTGGATTTGGATAACATTCTGGTTTTTCTCCATAGTTAAAAAATTTCGGAAAACCGGAAGATAAAACATTACCTTCTTTGTCTGTAATCAAAGAACGATAAAATAAATTATTCTTATTCCATTTTGCATCAATTTTTGGAGTTATTAAATAACAATCTAGACCACAAAACTTATTTGGAACAATATTAAAATATCCTTCTTCTATTGGTAAATGTACTTTCACTTATTCACGATACTCCCAAAGTTCATTGATATCTAAAAGTTTAGATACACACCCATTTACTCTTTCGGTCCAGCTTGAATGAAAATGTCCATATAAATGTAGACTTGGACTACACAGTTTAAAGATTTCATCCATGACCGCTCGTTCATCGGTTAAATCTTCTAGTAAATACGCATCTTCCCTTGCCCATCCATAAACCATTTCATTAAATTGTTGAGGAAAGCAATGTGATGGGGCCGTATGGGTCACTAGAATATCAACCTTTTGACAGGATTCTTTATTGAAAACAACGCCCTCGTCTTCCCAATAAGAAACTCCAACGGTTCTTCCGGTTCTATCAATAGATACTGCACCACCAATCAATTGAATAAGTTTAGAATTGTATTCACAAACCGAGTAATCCTCGATTAATTCAAAATTATCCAAACATATTCTACTACTTCCTTTGAACGCCGAAGGATCATCATGGTTTCCGCGAATAGCATAAAAATTAATATTTCTTTTTTGAAATTGTTCACTTAGCTTTTTGTAAGTAGCCAAATCTTTATTTGGATTAAACCCAACACCCAAATCGCCAACTGAAATAATATTTGTGTTTGAAATATTTTTTGAATTTATATTATTAATAAGATCAGGCCAATCACCGTGATTGTCACCTAAAAAAATTAATGTTTTATTGCTGTCCAATTTCATCAATGTTTATTTCTTTTTGTTTTTTTAAAAGGATTCTGCCATATCTCTCAATAGCTTTGATTGCATAAGAATCTAGTTTTTCTAAACATCCATCAGCAGATAGACCGCTTTCATAAAATGCATATTCTTCAAGTTGTTCCAAGTTCATCATGGTCGTCGTTTTTTTCTCCTTTTGCGTCCTTTTCTTTCCAGTAAGCTTCGGTTGATTCATTACAAGCTACATAATCTAGCTTTCTGGCTTCTTCATAACAGAGAGTTTTATACCACCCACCACGATGACAAAGGCATCCATGTTTACCTGATTCTTCGCAAGTTTGAGCAGAACGACTTTCTGTTTCTGAAATAATATCGTCTATAATGTCCCATTCTATTCTTGATCCACCTTCTCCACTATAATAAAAACTGAGAGTTCCGTATTTTTCTTTATACAAAGATCGCAAAAATATTGAAGTTTCTCCATGCATTTATCAAGAAGTTCATACCAACCATCATCAGTTTCAATCCAAAACGCCATACAAGATTCCATTGGACTTTTCCCACAGTCTTTTAAAATTTTGGGATATTTATTGTATAATTTTAGTTCTAATTCATGATTCATAATATTGTTTTATTATTTCTCCAAGATTCTAGTGTATATTTGAACGGTTGTCCAGAAATATTTTCAACCAATCGTAACATTTCATTTGCAATCTCTCTGGTTTCTTGTTGAGTATCTGACTTTAATCTTAGGTTCCAAAAATGAAGAAAAGCAAGCAAAGAACCAGTCCAAATAAATTGAGTTTCTAGAGCAAGCGGAAGAATTATTCTAGCTTGTTCTTTAGCTATTCCAGCTACACAAAGCTCTTTATATAGATCAGATGAATTCTCAATATGTTTATTCATTTTTTCTATCAGATCTGGTCTATTTAAAGCACCATCGCTTCCTTGTTTTGAAGAAGATGATTGCATCCTTAAAGATTCTATCTTGAAATAGTTATCACTGAAATCTACATATCTACCACTAATACTGTTTGCTGATAGTCCCACTTGATGCTTAAAAAGTTGTCTCTCAACAAATATCGGACAATTGATTCTAAATTGAAATTGTGGGTGTCTAAATGGAGCAAAGTGCTTGTGTTCGATTAGATATTTTATTAATTTAATATCTTTTTCATCAATTGAATTTTTACTTTTTCCATAACTTACTCTGGCAGCATTTACCACCATCAAATCATCTCCAAAATAGTTAATCAGTTCAACATTCATATTTTTAGTAACCTAATAATTCTACATTATTCTTCATATTATGACCAACCTCCTGTATAAATACCTCCAATTTTTGTTCTTTTCCAATTTTCAATTGTGGTTTTCAAATCTTGTTTTAAAATATCTGATGCAAATCTCAAAATTCTCAAATTTGGCCATGCCATAGGTCTAACTGTTTTGATATAATCAAATGCCATATATGGTGTTTTACCTGTCATGACCGAAGCAATTATTCCGATAGCTGTTGATCTAGAAACACCCGCAAAACAATTAATTCCCAAATTATGAACTTTATCGTCGTCAACAAATGGTTTTAAAAAGTTGATAATATTTTCGACGTGTTTTAATTGAGGTCCGAGTGTTTCCAAATGATTCCATTCTATACCATCTTCATCTGACCAATCATAAAAAAATTGATAATAATGTGTAACTCCTTTATTATGAAGAAGTTTTTTCATTCTTTTAATTTTATGCATATCTTCTTCATCTGTCGCGGATATCCAAATATCATATTTGTTAGTTGTTCCAAACGCGTAAGATTCAGCTTCTGATAAGTCTGTTATTTTTATTTCGTTGATCATATTTAAAAAATTGCCCGTAATGAGAATCATAAAAATCCCCAATTTTAAAATTATTCCATGTTTTTTTATCTACCACAATTTCATCTAATCCTTCTTCTTCATTTTCTAAAATGAAAGAATATCTAGAAAAAATCCAAAACCCCCAATTGCTTTTATGTATTATTTTCATGAAATTGTTCATATGATTTTCCAAGTTTATTAAGATATTCATCAAATGACAAATTATGATC